AGGGATTGACGATTCCTAATACTGTCAACTTCATGATGGTACCACTGTACGCAGTAGCGCCAATTGTTAAGTATGGGACTGTGGACGTTCTGCCAGCTTCTACTGATCGTTCTGGCTACCGTGACACGATCAAGGGCCTGGATTATTACGACATTCTGGTCTTTGACAACGCTAAGAAGGCAATCTACGTGGCTGCTGAAACAAAGGGCAAGTAATGAGGGGTGGTAGTGATGGATTTAATTACGTACCAGGATTACCAGGACTTGGGCTACACCGCCGCTAGTGAAGTGGACGTGAAGGCAATGGCTGGCAAGGCTGAACGTGCCATTGCTGCCATTACCGATTATTACTATGAAGATCACGCAATTAACCAGGATCTCTGGCCAGCACGGGCCAAGGCTTACAATCGGGCCATCTGTGAGCAGATTGACTTCATCAAAGCTACGGGTATTGGCAGCTCATACGACAATGGCGACGATTTTAAGTCAGTGTCCATTGGCCGGCTATCGCTAACGCCAGCAAGTGACGTGAAGACTGACAGCCTGATTCATGGGGTCTGCAAAGAGGCTTATGCTTTATTGGCCCACTATGGTCTGCTATATCGCGGGAGAGGAAGTGCTGTATATGCTGCCACGCATTTCTAAGCGGCTGTGCAACCAGCAAGTCACATTCCTAATCCCTAGTGGTGAGGAGGACGACTACGGGCAACAAGGAACAACAGAGGTTAAGGTTGATCACGTAATTGTCCAGCCACAAACGATATACTCAGGATCAAATAACAGTCGGACGATCACAGCTAATGCGATCGTCTTTTTGTTTGGCCAAATTAGTGAGCCGATGCCAAAGATCACCCCGGATTGGGTCGGGTATCATCTCAAGTTTGAGGGTCGTGACTACACGATTACCAATATCGTCGACAATCGTGAGCCTTTCAGCAACGAGGTGTACTCGTACGAACTGGAGGTGCTGTAATGAGTGTATATGTGTCTGTTGACCTGAACGGCCTTAACAGCATTCTAAGTGGTTCTTCGTTAGAAAGGGCACGGTATGTGCTTGCAGACCAAGCGCTGAGTGACATGGACAAGTTTGTTCCACTTAAAAGCAAAAAACTGGTGAAGAGTGGTCATCTTGATAATAACTACAACATTGTTTACGACACGCCATACGCCAAGGCTCAGTTCTACGGGATGATTCATGGCCATCCAGTTAAGCACTACACACAAACGGAAGGGCGACAACCAACTAAGCGTTGGGACCTGAAAGCTGCAGAACTTTATGGCGATGAGTGGGCCAACAAGGTCAAGAAGTCGCTACTGGAGGGTAAGTAATGGACCTGAAAGAACGATTGAAGGACGCAATCAATACCCTGAATTTGCCAGTTAAGTGTCGTTTAGGCTACTTGTATGGCAAAGAAGATCCAGAGTTGCGATTGCAAGCATTGCCCGGGTCGACAGTGATCGATCAAGACTATGCCGGTGACAAAACAGAACAATATGCAATGGAAGTCATCATGCGAGGGTCAAATGAGCTGGTCATCAACCAGACGATGGCCACAATCGCTGATTTCCTTGCTGACAATGATTTTCGAGTCGTCTCAAAGGACGGCTCATTTGTTTGGAGTGAATTAGACGTTGCTTCGTTTCCGCATCCGATTATGGCGGATACGGCCGGTGAAGTGACATACGTATTCGACTTCAAAGTAACTGTAGACACATTTATGAAAGGGGATTAATGAATTATGGCTGAATTAGGACCGACACAGGCAGTAAGCACCGGCGTATCTAATGCGCCAACTAAGATTGGCAAGTTTCCGCTGAACTGGCAAAACAAGATTGAGATCGCAATCGATGGTGAAACAGACATCTCAAAGGCGGAAACCGCTAATTGGGCACGTTTGGCTGCTGGAATCAATAACTTGACGCCAGCGGAAAATGACACGACCGCTAACGATGAATACTACGACGGCGAAGGCTTTGGTACTTCTGATGTTACTTCAAAACGTTACCAATTTACGATCGCTGGTCACCGTGTTTATGGCGATCCAGCACAAGACTACATTGCATCTAAGATGCTCGACATCGGGGATGCACTGAAGACGTTGCTCCGGGTAACCTTTGCAGATGGTTCACAGGTTTACGGCATTGTGACGCTGACCAACATTGTTCCGGCTGGTGGTCAACCAGGGGCTAAGCAGACCTTCTCGGTTGTTGCCGTGTTCAACGGTAAGCCTAAGTTTGTTCCAGCAGCTCCCGCTGTTAAGAAGTAGTAACTAAGCAAAAACAGAGACGAGTTAAAGTGAGACGATAGGAGGATACATAAAATGTCTGCAATCAATATGGATCTAGATAAGCAGTTCAAGTTCAACTTCAAGCGCAAGGTCACAATCAGTGGTCAAACTTATGTCGTGGTGTTCAACGACCAGTTAGCCAAGACGCTGCAAAAGCTGCAACTGCAGATTGAGCATCTAGGCAGTGCGATTGGTGACAAAGCCAAGACTTTCAACAACATGAATGTTGATCAGCAACAGTCTTACTTAGTCAGCAAGCAGGACGAGTTGATCCATAGTATTGAACAGGCTCTTGACTGTATTCTTGGCAAGAAGGGTGCTGGTAAGCACATCTACGACTACTACGACCATCAGAGCTATGCTCTTTTCCAAGTAGTCAAAGTACTACGAGAAACCAAAGAAAAGTTGGATGGCACGGAAGAGATGCGTAAGCGTCAGGAACATGCTGAACGACGCCAACAATACTTAAAGCAGTCAAAGGGCAAGAACCATGCTCGTTCTCACCGATAGTTTAAAAGATAGTTATCTGTATGCTGGCAAAAAGTACCCCTTGAATCTTGCTTACGATAACGTCTTGCGCTTCTACGACTTGTTGGATGATACGCACTTTAAGTCATCTGAAAAGGTAATTATTGCCTTTCAGATGTTTTTTGGTTTTGACCCATCGATTGAAGATGGTGATCTGATTGTCAAGGGTTTTGAAGACATCAGCCATTACATCTCAATGAAGCCTTATGGCAATGGTGATGAAGATGATGATGTGGAGCAAGGACAGTTGGCAGTGGATCAGCGTAAGCGATACAGCTTTAAGCAGGATGCTGCAGCTATCTACTCCAGCTTTATGGAACAGTATGGCCTTGACCTTATTAATCTTCAGGGCAAACTGCACTGGGACAAGTTCAAGGCTCTATTTCAGGGGCTTGGACCAAAGACATACTTTCAACGAATCATTGGCATTCGCACTCGTGATATCAAAGACCTAAAAGGTCAGGAGCTAACGGATGCGATGGAAGCCAAAGAATTTTACGAGTTGGACGTAAACAAGACGCAAGAGGCAAAAGAACAACAAATTGCGACGTTTGGCCAGACCATCAGAGCCTGGGCTCAGTCGTGATAGGAGGAAGGTGACACAGTGGGAGATGGATCGGTAAATATTGACGTCAAGTTGAATAGTGATCAGGCAGTAGCTGAGCGGAATAAGATTAATGACTTGCTTAAAACACTCGGTGATGGTGCCGGTGACAAGATTGAGCCGTCTATCCAATCTGGGTTAAATAAGGCTCAGCAGGCCGCTGGATCTGCTCACCAGCAAATTGTTGACCAGTTTGGCAAGCCAATTAAAATGCCGATTGACGACTCTGATACCAAAAAGGCAGAAGAGAAGGCTAAGCAGCTTGGCGAAACATACGAGTCAATTCCTAAGCACCTGCGAACGGAATTGATCGCTGATGCACGAGATCATGGTATTGCCAACATGGATAAGCTCCTGCGGGGGATGCCAAGATCACTCCGAACAGAGCTGATTGCAAAGGCTCAAAAAGGCGAGGCAATCGATTACGAACGATTGTTACATCGATTGCCGGTCAAGCTGCTAACTCAGTTGAATCTGACCGATAATGCTTCACCCAAGCTCAGAATGGTGCAGGAAGAGGCGCAGCACACTCAACGCCAATTCACAGGGCTACATGATATTGTCAAAGGTACCTTTATTGGCGGCTTGTTTGCACAAGGTGCCGCAATGATTAGTGGTGCATTGGCAGATACGGCACATGAAGCAATGGGTGCTTCTGATGCCATTGACAAGTTCAAGTCCACTATGAAGCTGGGTGGTTTTGGCAATTCTGAGATTAATCGGCAAGCCAAAGAAGTTCAGAAGTATGCTAACGACACCGTGTATGACCTCAACACTATCTCCAATACTACTGCTCAGCTGGCTTCTAACGGCGTTAAGGGCTATATGAAGCTGACTGAAGCCGCTGGTAACTTGAATGCTCAGGCTGGTGGTTCGGCAGATACCTTCCGGTCAGTTGCGATGGTACTGACTCAAACGGCCGGTGCCGGCAAGCTGACCACTGAAAATTGGAACCAGTTAGCCAATGCTATCCCGGGTGCTTCCGGGGTTCTGCAAAAGCAAATGCGAAAAAACGGTGCCTTTACTGGCAACTTCCGTGACGCAATGGCTAAGGGCGAGATTACGGCAGGCGAGTTCAACAAAGCGGTTACTCAGCTTGGTATGAACAAGGGTGCAGTTAAAGCTGCCAAGTCTACCACGACCTTTGAAGGTGCGTTTGGTAACTTGCAGGCTCAGGTAGTTACTGGTATCCAAGAGATGATCCAAGCGCTAGGCAAACGTCGCATGACTGATATGATTAACGCTGCTACTGATGCGGTGCTTGGTCTAACCAAATTCACTTTGACATTCTTTAGTGCAATTGCCGAACATAAAAGTATTGCCATTGGCTTAGGAGCAATCCTGACAGGAATCTTTGCTACTAAAAAGATCGCTGACTTCATCATGTGGTTGGGCAAGGCTAAGGATGCAATGATCGAATTTGGGCTTGCTTCTCAAGCAGCTAACGCCGGCGCTCCCGGTGCTACGGCTTTGCCTGCAGCTGGTTCAGCAATTGCTGGTGGATCGAGATTAGCGAGTTTGGCTGCCTTTGGTGGCCGTGCTGTACCATTAGCGGCGGCCACTTATGCTGTTGGCTCTGAGTTGACTAGCAATGGCTCAGTTCGTCAAAAAGTCGGTGGATCTATTGGAGCTATCGGTGGTGCTGTTGGCGGGCGTGCTCTTGGTGGTGCTATCGGTACCATGATCGCTCCGGGAATTGGGACGGCTGTTGGCCAAATGCTTGGTGGAGCTCTTGGCACTTGGGCTGGTAATAAGCTCGGTGATGCCATTGGTAAGGCCGCCAATAAGCGAATGCAGGGCCACTCTATCGTGGCTCATGCCAAGATTAAGCTGGATACCGATACAAAGGGTACATCGAAGATCATGGCCCCAGGCTTAAAGAGTGTGGCTTCGACTGTCCTAAAGATGGACGTTGATCCTAACTCCATTGCCAAGACTAAAGCCAAGACCGACAAGATGTATGACGATCTTGAGAAGCAACTCGACAAGTACTACCGCAATAAAGAGGCCAAATCGAAGAAAGATTTGGACGTCTTAGTTAAGAGTGGTCAAATGACGCGAGCTGAAGAGAACAAGCGTCTAGCCGCTCAACGGAAGGCCGACGATCAGCGAGAACGGCAACACAAGAAGTCGCTCGAGCAGATGCGCAAAGATACTAACGACCATTACAGCCGGCTGCAAAAGATTCAGAATGGTGCTACTAAAAAGATGCAGCAGGCTGAACAGAAATATGGCCGTGATTCTAAGAAGTACCGACAAGTCCAGCAAAAGGAACTGGAGAAAGAGAACGAACGGTATACCCGCCAATTGGTCAAGGATCAAACCAAGAATGACAAGGCTATCCAAGCCTCCGTCAAGAAGGGTGCTGCTCAACAGGAGAAGATCTTAAAGGATTTGAGCAAGAAGCGTGGCAAACTTAGTCTTCAGGATTTAAAAGCCACGCAACGTGATGCTAAGAAGCAATATGAAGCGGCAGTCCGGCCGGCCAAGAAGGCTCGTGACGAGATTATCAAGGCAGCCAAACAACGCTATCGCAAGACCACTAAAGCCGCCGAACGCGAGTACAAGGTCGATCACACCATTTCTAAGAAGAAGTACAAGGAAATTGTTGCTAATGCCAAAAAACAGCGTGATGACACGACCAAAGCTGCTGACGATGAATACCGTAAGAACACCAAGTCTGCACGCAAGCAGCACAAGGAAGTCACTGAGGCCATCAATCAGCAAAAAGATGATGTTATCAATGCTGCCAATCAACAGGATGCTGGTCATAGTGGTGCTGCTGGTCATGAAATGTATGCGGTCAACAGCTTATATGCATCTGGTTTTGGTAGCGTTGGTAAAGTGTGGAACGGCTTTTTGGATGGTGTAAAATCTGTTCTTAAATTCTTCCATCAGTCCACTAAAGGCATGGGATCTGTACCTGAAAGGTATTACTTTGCTCAAAAGTACGCTACTGGGACTGGTGCCTTAAGCCAAGCTCAGATGGCACTGGTGGGTGAAGAAGGTTTTGAACTTGGGTACAATCCACAACAGGGATATCACGTGCTGGGTAGTGACGGCCCAGAACTGAGGTACTTACCACAAGGTGAATCTATCCTGACTCACAGTCAGTCAAAGAACTTATTATCCATGTTTGGTGGCCGTGTGCCAGGTTATGCACATGGTACCGGAGCTAAAATTGCTGATTTCTTAAAAGATGGATTAGATGAAGCGATGGATTTAGTTGATAAAGGTGCTGGCGAGATTTGGAATTGGTTGAAGGAAAAAACAGGGCTTGATGGCATGCTGAGTGCTCTATCCTCAATGGGTGGAACCAAGCGTACTGCTTACGGTACGTTCGATTATGCTAAAAATGCCATTGGTAATTTCATTAAGAAAGCCGCCGATAAGTTTATGGATAGTATAGGTGGTGGATCGGTTAGTGCTGATCTAGTTAAAGCTGCAGCCGCTATGATGCACGTCAAAGTATCAAGTGGTGACATCTCTCACATCTTGAATGTCATCAAACATGAATCTGGTGGTCGTTCTAATGCAGTTAACAATTGGGATTCAAATGCTGCCAAAGGGACACCTTCTAAAGGCATTCTGCAATTCATTG